TTGCTGTTAGCTTACTGTTATCCATCTCGCCAGCTATGTTCTTTCGTGGCCACCACTTGATCCGTAGCTCGCGCTGTATATCTGCTTGGGCTTTAGGGTGTTCCAATACGAAAGACTCGATACCTAGGTCGAGAATATCGGGAATAAGTTTTAATAAATCTGCATCGCTTGAATAAGCCATTACCACTTCACCTTATCTGCCCAGTATGCCGCTGATGCTGTTTTATCTTTGCGGCCTCTTGCTATATCTTTTGCAAACCTAGCTTTAAACGATTTACGCTTTGCCTTGTCTGCCTCTGATTCGTTCTTGCGGGGTGGCTTGTTGTCTGCGCCCTGTTGGCCGAATCTAATTAGCTTGACCTTATCACCTTCTTTAGCCAGTACAGCGTGACTCTTGTTGTCATGCTTGGGGGTGCGCTTTGGCTTGTTGTAGCCTTCGAACCTTTCGCCGCGATAAGTTATAGCCATATAAACCTCAAGTAAAAGCCCCCTCCGAAGAAGGGGCGATTAGTCTTACAGTACAGCGTCAGACAGTAGTTCAACACCGAACGCATCATCAAGCTCTGCAACACCATATACAGCAGTGGCGTTAAGCTCAAATGCACGGAGTGACTCGTCACGCTGTGGAGCAATGTTGAAGTCACGCTTCATAGCGATCATCAGAGCTTCAGGAGCGAATACAGCGCCTTTAGCATCGCCATTACCATCGATAGCTACGTTGGCAGACTCATAGACATTGATGCCAGCGATAGTACCAACATAACCGTTACGCATTGCTTCGTTCTGCAAGTCGCCACCATTTGGGTTAGCAAAGGTGTTAGTTAGGTTAGCTTTCAACTGGTACGCTTGGAAAGGATGTACAACAGCATTGATAGCGCCAGTGATCTTAGCAGCGCGAAGAGTCGCAGCAGCTTTGAACAGGTCAGCTACAGTGATTTCAGCGCCAGCAGCACCGATAGAACCAGAGAAGCCGTCAAACAAAGCGATCAGGTCAGTATCGATCTTAGTAGCGATAGCGTTACCAAGAACAGTTCCCAACTCAACAGCAGGGTTTCCGTCACCGTAGGTAGCCATATCAGTAAGCAGAACCTGTGCGCCTACTTCGCCAACAGTTACAGAAACTGAGCTAGTAGATACAGTGGTGCTTGACATGTCAGTGCCTTCGGTCAAGTCAGCAGCAGCGATTGCAGGATACTTAGGAACCTGAATAGTCTTGCCAGCTTGGGCTTGGATGTTGTACTGGGTCACAAGACCCATCATTAGGGATTGCTCTTCAGCAGTGAAGCGAGCCTGAGCAACGATATTTACAAATAGATCGTCAAGAGTGGTTGAAGTAGTTGCAGCCATGATAAATTGCCTTTAAATAAAATTAGTTTGTGGTTTGTGGTTACTTTTTCTTCATAGCAGCAAATGCTTCTTTGCCGCCAGATTCCCAGTTTGCAACCATATCTGCCACAGATTGAGGCTTCTGCGTAGAGCCACCAGCGTTACCCATCGAGCCTGTGCCACCTTGGGAGGCTTTGACCATATGTGGGTTTACTGTCAAGAATTCAGTTACCATCTCATTGACGGATAACAAATCACCGCTGTCATTGTAGCGCGGCGTACCGTTAGCGTCCAGCACCTCAACCGTTCCATCATCAGACAGTCTGGTTTGGTCTTTCAACAACTGAGAAACTTGATTCGGATTAACAGCGTTATTATTACCAGCAGCACCTAAGATCGCTCCATCTACTAGCGTCTGTTGCAACTTGCTTTTGTAACTCTGAATCTCCATGTCTTTTTTCTCGACCGTTTGCTTCAGGATTTTATCAAACTCTCCGCGCTCTTTTTGTCGCTCTATCTCTGCGGCTTCTTTTTTTGCCAGCAGGTCTTTAGCTTCATCAAGGTCAACGCCTGACAGTCTTTTATCGAACTTACGTTGCTCTCTTGCAACACGATCCGCAACAATGCGGTCTAGCTCGTCCTGAGTAAAGGTCTTGCTTTCCTGAGTTTCTACCGCAACAGTTTCAGTATCTGCTTGTGTTTCCATGATTTCATCGCTCATGTCGCGTACCTCTTAAAGAGTATTAATGAATTTTGATTGTAGCATAATTGGTTACTTTTTAACCTTCTTCTTCTTTTTCTTAGGACGGCCCACTTTTGAACCGTATGTTCCTTTACCTTGTGGCATATGTCACCTCGTTAGAAAACGCCTCTGAATCTATGACGGCAGTTATAGCCGCCCCGAACTACAAAAGGATCGCCGCTAATCTTTCCTGCCCAACTGCCAGACCAGATTTCCTCGATCTCTTCTTTTGTATATGTCTTACCAACATGCTTTTGACAAAAGTCTCTAGTCGCTGAATCATCTGGGCCATAGTATTTAAACTCAGTCGCACCAGCATCAAGGGCTAATTTGGTATTGATAGACGCATCGAACTGCATCAGGCCGTCATGCAATGCTTGCTTTGCATATCTACCCAAACTTGCATCTACTGACTGTTTGATAATGTTTAAGCTGTTAACAAATGATGTGCCTGTTAGGGTGCTTTCGTACAGTTCCTTTGAAACCGCATCTAGAAAGTTTTGTCCTAGATCATCGAAGCCCTGAAAGGTAAAAGATTGAAGCTGTGAAATAATGGCAGGGTCTATCTTAGTAACGTCCCCATAGGTTTTAAGCATCACCAACGCTTCATCAGCAACAACAGCGTATTCCCTGACAATCTTATCTACCGTGGCTAAATATTCTTGCTCTATAGCCTCACGCAACTCAACCCTAGCAGCCAACGCCCACTCTAGATCGAACAGGTCGCCATCACGCAAAGGGGCGGTAGCCATAAGGTCAGATATTCGGTTTTCCAGCTTCAGCAAAGCAGCGGACAAAAGCTCTTGATGTCTGTCCGCTCTCGCGATTACTGATCTTAGCTGGTCAACGTCTGCTGCCATTAAAACTGACCAACACCGCCAGAGGTATCAGAGCCTTCTTCTTTAGGCTCAATAAGGGAATCTCCACCCTCTACATCATCAAGCCCGATCTTCTCTCTAACCTCGTTAGGAGTAACCACACCAGCATCAATGTGATAGCTATATATTTGCGTCTTCTCAGAGAAGTCTCCAAGAACAGAGGCTTTTTCTTCAATCTCTGCGTGTGCTTTAGCCAGAGACTCATCATCAAGAATAAGATCGCTAATCTTCTTGTCTATCTCCATAGCAAGTGTCGCAGACTTAACGCCTGTTGCTCTCATCTGCTGTAGGAATAATAGTTCTTTATCGTAGTCGCGTAGGTCGAATGCGTCTGGGTAGAATATCTCTATATCAGGCGTAATGTCTTGCCAATCACAGAATAAGCCCCACAGTTGCTCTTCTGCTAACTCTAGTAAATCAGCCTTTTCTGCCAACTTAGCATTCAGCATTTGGAATTCTGTCTGCATAGCCACGCCACTCATAGTGGCCGCTTCTGTGCCGCGTACAGCCCCCATGTGTGACATGCGGTTAATTGACTCGACCTTATCGTTTATCGATGCACGAACAGCATCAAGATTTTGGCCGCTAGGCTGTATCTGATACGGCTTTAGGCTTGCGTCCATATCGTCAGGCATATTGATAATTGCACCAGCGCCAGCACTAGCATCAGTGCCGAATGACTTAACCAGTGTGGGGTGATTAGAGATACGGATTAACTGCTCGATCTCTGATAGCTCTTGGTAGATAGCCCTCTGCATATAGGATGCGTCTGATATATCACTAAGCCCAATGCCTCTAGTGATGCTACGGTTAGCAGGCAGGAATACCGCAGGGATGCGGCCCAGCACGTTGTTATCTACTTCTATCTGCTTATCTAGGTCATTAACAGAATGCCATAGCTCCACGCGGTCTTTATACCAAACGCGGTAATAGGTTTCTGTAGTGGTTTCGTCAACACGCACAACGCTTTCTCTGACCTTCAGGTAATCAAGCTCAAAGCGACCGCTTGCTGTTCTGACATAGTTCCAATCCAGAACGTTCTCTGGCGTAAACATCGTCACATAGGGTCTAATATCCTGCTCTAGCTCTTCTGCCTTAGTTCCTGCTGTTGACTTAGGCTTATCCATCATCACCCATACATGCCCGTAAACGCTCGCCCATATCTGGCATTCACGCATAAACGCATTGAAGCTGCGACCATCAAGATCACAGTCCTGCAAGAAAGGCTCAAGGGCTACGTTATTTGCTGCGCTGTTATAGGCTCTGGTGGGCGGGACTCGCCAAAGGAAGCTAGAATAGATATGGACTATATTTTTACAGTGATTGTCCAGTGGGGTCAGATCAAGTCTGCGGTCATAGTCATCACTGGTTTCGGATATATAGCGCGTTAGATATGCGCCATTAAAGTAATCTTCTCCACCCATGTAGCTGCGAACATAAAACTCCCAGCGGCTTTCGTATTTATCATAATCAGGGTGCGTTGTATCTGCGTTCAATCTCATCAAGTCCACCTAGTCGGTTGGGGAGTGTCGTATTCTGTGCGAACAGGGAACAGGTATTCTACTAAGTAACCAAGAGCGTCATTCATATGATCAAACCCATCGTCTTTGTTAGGAATACTTGTGCCTTCTTTGTATGTCTGTCGCTCCAAGCTCTTAATAGTTTGCTTGCATTTTGGGCTGACAAACAAATGCCGCTGACCATCACCCGATAGTAAACGACTATTCACAGCGTTGATTCTGTCCCTG